TTGATTTCCATCTCCATCTATATAAGATAAAGAAAAAGAAGATAAATAATCTCCAGGCATTTGAAGATATTTGTTTCCTTTTTGAAAAGTTCCTGCAGAGTTTTTTCTAAAGTTATCTAAACTAACTTCTGAAAAAATTCTTTCTTCAGCAGTAACAATAAAATCATCTAAATAAGAAACAAAAGTAGTTTCATTATTTTGAGTATAATCTTGTATTGCTTGTTTTAAAGTAGTGAATGTCCAACTCATGATATAATTATCTCCACTTCTCCTGTTAATGCCATACCATGATAACCTGCTATAGTTATACCGTTATCTCCAAAAATACTTTCAGAAATTAATATAATCATTTCTTGAAGTACATCAGGTCTAGGTTGGTATAAAGCTTGAGGTTCAAACGGAGCTTTTACAGGTTCTAATTGAGGTTGTTTAGGTTCATATTCAGAAACATGTACTATTGCTCCTGTCCATTCTTCAATCCTTTCAGAATATGGAAACTCCATACCACTACGGTCAGAAATAAACCTTGCATATTTTCCACTAGAAAACTTACTCATATTACAGCATACGATCTTGAGTTAGGGGTTAAACTTAAACTTGCTCTGTCTCTATCTTCTGCAGCAGCTCTTTGAAACTCTTCTTCATAAATAAGTTTTAACATTTCCATTCTGTCAGGAGCTTTTTTCATTGAAATATAATAAGCTAATCCTGCTGTAAGACAAGGATAAAAACGAAAAGGCACTTCTGGAGTATTTACCATATTATCAACATCATCCATTCTTACTAACCTATCATAAACTAAAGTATATGTTTTATCAGGAGTCGGCCATAATTTAATTTGTGGTGTTATCTGACGATCTATATAAAATTGACTTGGTCGTGCTGTAGTTAATTTACTCGGAATATTTAAAAAATCAGATCTGCTTACTCTACCAATACTTATATCAGATTGTGTGCTCGTTCCTGGGTTTTCTCTAACAACAGCAGATAATACGTCTATACTTGATTGTACTGTTGATAAATCTACAACTGCTGTTGTTGCTGTTACTGCTCCACTTGTTGCTCCTGTTACATTTTCAGCATTTTGAAAAGTGCCTACAGGGATAGTTATAGCCATAGAGGTAGCAGAAGGTAAACTTGTTATAGAAGCTGTTGCTCCACTTGTTGCTCCTGTTATAGTTTCACCTAAAGAATAAGCACCAGAAGCAGCTACTGATAAAGTAAGAGTTCCTAATGGATATTCAGCAAGTCCAGAAGCTAAAAGTAATGTTTCTTGAGAAATAGTCCATCTATTCAACCCTCTATTTGCCCAATCAGCAAAAAGTAAATTTAAAGATCTTCGTGCTGTTTGTAAATCATATCCTGTACGAGCTTGTAATCCACATCTTTCAAAAGCTTCTTCTACATATTCTGCGGTATCTAACTCAAAATCTTTACTATTAGATGTAGTCATTTAATTTCCAATCTAACTATTTGGTCCTTTTATTAATTTACTATAACTAGAAATAAAAGCAGTTTCTTCAGGAGTATGAGTTTTTACTCTAGATTTCATATTTTTAGAAGTATCCATATTAGCGTTTATCATCATACCTTTTTTAGCATACACTACTTTTTTTCCTGTTTTTTCAGCAAGTTTTTTTGCTGCATCTTTTCCTCTTTTACTATAAGAAAAATGTTTGTCTCCAACTTTTGGCATTATTTTGCTCCCATTAATGTTACTAAACTTGCTAATACTTGAGAATTATTCACTGCTAAAATAACAAAAAACCCTCCTATTAACATCCATTTTGCTTGAAAAACTGATTTTTTAACCACTTTCATATCTTTACCTAATGTTTCTACTTGAGAAGCAATATGACCTTGTTCTACTTTTAAAGCCGTATATTGCACATCTAAAGTATGCACATCAACATTATTGTTTTTACGAGCTACCATGCTTTACATGACCAATATCTTGCAGAAAATTTATCTTTTGCTGTGTCACAATTATGACGAGCTCTAAAACTTTTTCTTCTTCCTGGTTGGTCTTTTTTAATAGTCATATTTGGATCTCCAAACCTAACTAATTTAATCTGCGATCCTTTTTTAGCTAGAACCGCAGATTTTTTAGGACCGTTAGGAGTTCTTTTTGGTGTATTATAACCACTGAAAGATTCTCCTCTGTAAGTAATTCTACCACTAGGAGTTCTTTTAACATTTGCTGTAGTAGCCATTTAATTCTCCTAAGAATAAAATAAAGTTAGAGCTCCAAAATCATCCAAGACAAAAGGTATAAAACAACCGTTTTTAAATAAAACCCCTTCATCAGGAATATCAGGATAAGCACTTGTAGCTACTCCTGCTGTAGTTTGTATTTGCATAAGAGTTGTTCCTACAGAACTTTCTTCTTTAAAAACGATAGTTTTAGTAGCCGCTCCATTAGCAAAATACATTCCTCGTAATCTTAATCTACCTTCAAAAACAACACCGCATATCGCTGTGCCAGATCCTGCTGTGACAGTTCCTGCAGAAGCTTTAGATATAGCAATTTGTGAAACACTAGCAAAATATTTAGTTCCTGTTGCTGCTCCTGCATTAGCACCTGTAATTGCTTCAGTTTGAGCATCACCTCTTTCATCTGTACCTGTAACAGTGAAAGTTGCTGTCCTGTCATCTCCACCAGAAGTTATAGTAACATTTCTTGGCATGTCAGGAACCCCTAGAGGATCTTGTAATGTTAAATTACCAGCTCCTCCAGGACTTTGGGAACCTGCATAAAGGGTGGCAGAAACTGCACTTGGTTTTATAAACGTAGACTGTACATCTGATCCAGCCATTTAATTTCCCCTTAGTTTCTTGCTGGAGAGTATGTAACACCTCTGTCTTGAGCTGCCATAACATAATCTACAGTAAGTGTTTTAGTTCCAGAAGCATTACCTGATAACTCAAACAAAGCTATTTTCATGTTAGCAGTTGGAATGGTACTTGCTGTTTGAGTTCCACCAACTACACCATCATTGTTATGAGTGCAAAGTAATTGTCTGTTTACATAAAAATCTACTCTGTTTCTAGAAGTAGTTGAATTATTTCTAGCTATAAAACCTAAAGTTATATAAGTAGCATCTGCCATTAATCCTAAAGCTTCTGTAGAAACTCTAGTAACTCCAGTTCCACCTGCTTCAGTTGTTGTAACAACTTGCCCACTTCCACTAATTAATTGAAAACCGATAAGGTTTTGAGAAGCTAAAACAGCTTCAGGATTTGTTGCAAAAGTTTCAGAAAAACCTACATACATATCCATTGTAGCTACAGCAGAAGCTTTTACTCTTGTTTCAAAATATAGAGCATCTTTTTCAGAAGTAGGCAAAGCCCATACTTCTTGTCCTCCTTGAACAGAAGAGCCACTATCATTAGTTGTTGCTTGTGAACTTAATAAAAGCTCACCATTTTTAGAATCTGCAACTAAAGCTACTGTTGGAGCTCCACTATCTTTGATAGCTGTCCACCAATTAGTAGTATCTAAAGCTTTTCCTTGAAAATCTTCCATATAATATTGTTGATCAGGCCATGTGCCTATGTTTAAATTTTCCAATGCTGGTGTAGCAGAAGAAAATTCTATTGGTCCTTTAAAATGTGTAGTACCCATTGTACTTACCTCCTTACGAAAGGGTTTGCTCTAGAGTCTTCGTAAGCGTCTCCTCGGCGAGTCGCTAGAGCTTAAAATCCGAGACTTAATATACCATACACAAAAAAAGGGTGACTCGCAAGCCACCCTTTTAATATTATGCTTATTTTTTGATTAAGCTCCTGGAGATCCAAACACACAACGTGGATCAGAAACACCAAAACTATAACGCTCACGAGCTTTATATTTAGCATTTCCAGTTTCAAAATCACCGTCCATAGATGTTTTTATAGCACTTCTTACAAAGTGTTTAAAACCATTAGGTGCATCAGTTTTAATGAAAAACGCATCTGTATCTGTTAAGAAATGATTAACTACATAACCATCAGGTAACATACCCATGTTGCGACTTGCATTAATATCATTGTCTGCAGTTCCTGGACGTAGGTTAGTAGCCATAA